TTGAGATTGTCTTCGGCTACTCGGGCTTCATTCCTGAGTTGGGCAAAGTCGTCGTCTGACATTTGCTTTGCAGCAATAAGCATATCCACTTTAGAATATGGTTCCCACTGTTTCTCAGCTCGATCGAGCATCTTGTTGTAATGCAGCGAAGTACGTTCCAAAGCTTCATCAGCTTCTTTTCGTCGTGCACTGGTCTCTTGAGACTTCTTAGTGAGAGAAGCTTCTTGTCCGTAAAGACGTTTCAAGTCCTTCAAAGATGCCTGTTTAGTTTCACCGTCAACTGAGATTTCAACTAATGACTCATCGGTTAGTTCCAATGACTCTTCAGCATCGTCTTCATCTTCGGCTTCTTCTTGAACGGGGTCTTCTTGGCTTTCTCCGTCGTCAAGGAGTTCTTCATTCTCTATTTCATCCAGGTCGTCTGTCTCAGTGACTTCCTCAGATGTTGCCTCGTCAGAGTTCTCAGCTGGTTGATCTTCATCAACGGCTTCCCATCTCTTAAGAATAGCATCTTCGACATCGATTTCTCCGAATGCCGTTGTTACAGGTTCAATTTCTTGGACGTTGGTATCACTCAATGGTCCATCCTTTCATCTGTTTCGCTGTTGTCGCGTTCTATTTTATTAAGTATCTCGTCTCTCACATTCACGCGCTGTTTTAGTGTGTTCACAAGATCAACCAGGGCCCGGTAGTGGGCGTAGGCAGATTCTCGGACATCCTTCTCAGAATGCTGTGAGTTAACGAATTGTTGAAAAGTTGCTTCCACGATAGAATCGATAGATCTCGAGAAAGCTTCGTGATTGATTAAAACCTCGGCATCATTGCCTTGGTCAACTAATACATCATCAGTAGTGCTCATCCTTATTTCCTTTCTTTTTATTATTTCTTAGGCGGTCTGCCTTTTTTAGTTCCGTAAGTACCTGGGCCTTTTGGCATATGCATTTCCTTCCTTGGTTAATTATCCGTTAGGGCTGGCGATTGCTCGAACATCATCAGTTGATTGAGCAAGGATCATCTCGGCTCTGTCGATTACCTTCTTGTGTTCGAACATTGCCTCTTTCAGATCAATTCCATCTGATTGTATTGCGAATGATTTCTCAGCTTTCATCTGGTCGAGCTCAGCTTTCATTTGTGCAATTTGAGTTGTTAGTTGAGCTTTCTGCTCAGCGACCGCAGTCTGTCGGTCTTGGATCTCCATACTTTGTTGGACCTGTTGTATCTGTAGCTCTTGCATTGGATCTGGCTGCTCTTCTGGCAGATCTTGAGGTGCAGTAAGGTAAGACTTAACATTCTTAATACCAGTGAGATCCATAACGTGGGACATCAAATTGTATTGGTTTTCAGCGGTGTACATTTTAGCGAGACTTGGGTCACTTTGGAAAGCTGTGTGCATACCTAGGTACTTCTCAGCTTCTTTCTCTTGCTCACCATATCCCAGGGCTAATTCGACAGTAACGTCACGTTTGGATGCCCAGTCTGATGGGTTTACCTCAACGTACTCTCCACCAGTCATCTCAATGATTTTCTGGCTGTCTTCGTTTTCAACGCACAGCGAGTAAACCTTGTGGTAGAGAGGCTTTAGAAATGTGTTAGCAAAGTTCCTGGCAATGATCTTTTGACGCTGTTGTGACATCGATGCAAGTTGTTCAACCATTGCAGCTGAGTTCTGCTTGGACACTGCGTCCTTGTTTAACCCTTGGCTTAGTCTACTAACTCCAGTTGTCTCTTCTTTGTCTTGTTCGAGCTGTTGGATAGTCTGGAAGATAAACGGATTAAGCGGAGCTTGCATCATCGGAGAGATAGCATCTGGTCGAGTTACATTTACTAGGCCACCAACGCGGTTATCAATTAGCTCTCTAGGGTTCGACAATCCACCTTTGATAACTACATATCTTGGGTTTGTGGATATAACTGCGTGGTCTAAAATTGCCCTGGTTAATACAGTTCGAGCGTTCTGTGTTGGAATAACTTTTGTACTGAAGTTACTACCGAAGAATGCATGAGGGATCGGAAGCGGAACGAATGCTATGAATGGTTTCCCGGACACTTTATCTTTCGATAACAGTTGATTCCCGGCCTTTACGATACGATATAGTTCGGCAATTCCAGATCCCTCAATATCTAGACTGAGATAAGATTCATAGACTGTTATGGATCTCACTTGGTCTTGATATGAGCCTGACCCAAAACCTCTGTCAGCTCCTATGTTCTCATGACGAGATAGGACTTCTGGGTCGGTTTCTAGGTCGACGTCATCGTGTTCCCCAATGCGATCTAGTTTCTTCTCATCCCAGCCTTCTTCACGAAGCTCAGACAAAGTCTTTCTAGTTCTATGGGCACAGAAGATAACGTCCTCTAAGCTTTTCGCCTGGGGAGCTATTAAGAACTCCTCAGGGGCGACATTTTCTATAACAACTTGCGATGTATCCTCGGTGATAGCGAAAGTACCACTTGTGAGCCCGAGCTCGTCTGGGGTGGATATTTCATCGATTTCTACATTGTCTTCAGCCAGGATGGAATCAAGCTCATCAGCTGTTAAATCTGAGAACTCCTCAATTCGTGTTTCATCTTGGGTTTGCCAGAACACTTTAGCTATTCCAGCTCTAGCGATCAGGCCGTCGTGGATAGCTGTAGACATTACTGAGTACAGGTCGTTCTGGCGATTGCAGACGTAATCTGTATATGAGCTACAGACCTCAGCCATTCGGGCATCTTCACCAGTTTGAGGCTCAAACTTAACTGTCCTGTTACCAGCTGCGAATGTTTCTAAAAGTGTAGTCTTAGAGCTCTCAACGGAGTCGTAGACGTGCTGGCTTACATATTTGGAGTTACCATCATGAGTTGGGCGTGGAAGGACTGCATTATAATAGTCTAAGACTTTCTTACGCTCTCTACTTAGTTGAGAGTCATAATAGCCTATCGACCTTCGGATATTGTCCTCGATCAAGGTAACTATGTCTGAGTCACTCAGTTTTTTGTAGTCTTTTTTAGATGCCATTTTAAATCACTTCTATGTAAAATTCGGATGTGGATTCTATTGGGGTCCACGCTCCAGTATGAACATGGTTTGCTAATGCCAACGAGATTACAGTGTCGTCAAAACAACTACTCTCTGCTTGCATACTGCCACTCTCAGTAACGATATAAGTCATCATTTCTCTGAGTGTTGTCTTACAATTTAGCTCGATCTCGTCTTTTCGCATGGAGGCTCTAAGTTGATCTATGATCAGGGGCTTAGTTTTTGCCGTAGTTGAGAAACCTAGTTTCACTGTCTCACGGTCTGTTATCTTATCGTGCTGAACTTCTGTGTAGAAATTAGGGTAGGCAAGGTCTTTTCCAAGCCTAGTGCACGTCAGTATTCCGTGAGAGTTATTCTCGACACAGATAAAAGCCTCATTGTAATAGTCACCAAGTGCATAAAGAACCTGGGCAAAATAGTCCGGGTGGACGTGCCCTCTCCAGATAGCAACTTGTCGTTTTTTACTATCGAGAACCTGGGCAACTGAATAGTCACCAGTTCTAATTCCCATGGCAACATCAGCTCCTATGACGTACTGTTCTCCGGGAACATGAGGTCTAAACGTGGACAGCTCACCTCGAGCGTTGTTTACGAACTCCTCACCCTCGAGTGCCAGGCGTTCACTTAGGTCGCGTGTTGTCTTTATCTTTTCTTGCAGCTGCTCTGGGTTAAACACGGGCCGACCTGTAGTTAGAAAGGCTTCTTCGGGTTCTGATGGGTACTCCTGTCTGAATAGATCAATGCCATTCTGAGCAATCTTGTGACGTCTAAACATCAGCTGCCCATCATCGAGATCATACAACTTACTAAGGTCTTCCTCTTCAGGAGTTCTCTCGAAACTTTCTGGTATTGCTTCCCGATATTCCGGGTCGGCAAACCAAGGTATAAAAACTGGAACGTAGCCATTCTTTCCGTCTACAGCTCCTCGCCATAGATCATAGAAGACACCGTTCACGCCATTAGCTGTGCTTTCTACAAAGATGCACGTTCCTTTTGCGTTTGGGACGGCTTGGGTCAGTCCATTCCAGTTATCTAGTGCTGTGCTCTTCTGCCAGAAGCCAAGTTCTGAGGCGTGGACATGAGTGAGGGTTTCTCCTCGTCCAATGCTCTCACCACCAGCTGTGGCGACAATAAAAGAGCTATCTAAGATATTAAAGTTTAACTCACGCCTAGAGCTATACTTAGTCTTGGGCTTTAATATGTCCGGGCAGTGTTCGTGGAACCTTTTGGTCATATCAAAAAGGGCTCTGGTACTATCTGCGTGGTGTGTGACCACCATAGCTTTACAGGCAGGGCGTTGCGACACTGAGTGGTATAAGTAACCACCAGTATAAGTAGATAGGCCCTGTTGTCGTGCTTTTAGGATGATTACTCGGACTTTGCCATCTGTCTTAAGTTGACTAGAGACAGCTTTGTCTAAAATCTTCTGGGCGTTGTTTAGTTTTAAGGGGGCAATTTGTCCGGTTTTCGTTCTTATCTTTAGTGCTGCGTTTGAGTAAAACTTAAAGTTAGTTAATAGTTCTTTCCGTATTTTTACTAATCTCTGATCCAATTTCTGCTCCATCTTCATCTTCGATTTGTGGCAGAAGTGATGCTAAGAAGTCCTCTGCCTTTCCAACGGTAATGTCGGATTTAGCTACTGGTTTTGATCGACAGAAATCTAATACTAAACGAGCAGCTGCCAGGCGTTCTCTAGTTTCACCAGGTGAACGTAGGACTTCTACGGCTGTTGTGAGTGCTTCTTTTGAGTACTCATCATCAATGTTAAATTCTTTTGTCATTATCTTAATAACCTCTCTAGCTTCTTTCTTTATCTTTGCTCGAATGGGCTTAATTTCAGCCAAACGATATCCATCTGGTGTTCCCATAGGGCGACCAGGGTTTTTCCGCTTTTTAGTGGACCACTGTCGCCTCAGGGCTCGACCTTCTTCGGTTTGCATGAGTGTACTGAAGTAGTTGTTCTTAGGAGCTTTCTGAGGCTCCTTAGCTACCTTTGGGGCTGATCTCTTACGCACTGAGAGCACCCATGTTCATATCCGGGGATAGAGCTCCTGGGGGCGGTGGTGGCTGGGAGTTACGTTTCTCTTCTTCTTCCTCAAGATTAGCTAAGACACCCATAACGATTGCCATGATTGTGGCGAGTGGGTAGCTGTAAAAAGTTACAGGGTTGTTGGGCCCACCGAAGTCATTGAAGGCCTTTCGTATCGCTTTAGCTGTCTTGGGTGCAACTTGCTTTAATTGCTTAGGGTTAACAAAGTATACCCAAATTGGGTCTACTGCTAATTCAGCTACTGTTGACAAGTACGTTTCCCTAAATTTTGTGCTGGTCCTATTTAATTGAGACCCATATTTTGCCTGGAGAACTGGGTCATTTTTTATAGTTTCAGCAATCTCTCGCATCTGTCGGACACCAGTAGTTCCCCACTCAGGTCTTTTGGCTACTGAAACATCAATGTTGTCTTGTAGGTTGATTATTTCTTTAAGAACTTCTGCTTGATCTTGGTAGTTTTCAACAGCGTCTAAAATGAAATCTTCAAAAGACCCTACCTTGGCAGTTTCCAATGCTTGGTCTTGAGCAACGAATGTGTTCTGAGCACTTCTGTAGACAGTACCAGGCTCACGGTCAGTTCGCTCAATTGTAAGGCCATGTGCAATCTCATGCATTAAAGACACGAATTCACTTATGTCGCTTACAACCTTACCATCAAACATTGGGTGGTTGGCTCCAGCTTTTAGAACTTTTACCGATCCCTTTGTGGTAGATCTTCGAACACCAGAAGCGTCGGTCCAATCTTGAATACCAGTGTATTCTCCAGATTGGCCTTCGGTCGCCATTGTGTTTAAAAATGAAACTGTAAGGTTTAGACCTTTTGCCATCTCCAGAGCTTCACCTAGAGTGCCTACACCATCTTCTAAGTCGCCACCCGGCTTTCCAATCTCAAAAACCTTCTTAGTTGGTTCGACGTATGGCTTTATGCGTCGTATATCTGGAGGATTGGTCCTCGGTTGATTTCCTTCCGGGCTGGTAAGGGCTGGTCCCCTGGATTGCCTTGTAAGGTTTTCTGGGCCCTGTCGTCTCGTTGCTTCCTGAGCAGATAATTCGCTAAATCTAGCTCTGCCCTCTCGTTCCCGTTCAATGGCCTGGGCTTCCCCGGAGACTGTTTTGATTGCTTCTTTTGCTGCATCTATGTAATCCCTTGTTGGTGAATCGACACCAAGATCGGTGTACAAATTCTGTTCATAAGCCCACCAAAGAGCTTGTATTTGAGCTGGCTCATAACCGAGGTCCCCAGCGATTTGAACTATAATTTCGTCCTGTATAGCTCTTTCATTTGCATCAGCTGGTTGACTTAGTATATCACCATTAGGAGCGTACAAACGCCCAATGATTCTATTCCAACCCCTAGTAAACCACTCATCTTTTGTAGTTTTAATCTCATTTCCAGTGTTGTTCAACATAAAAGGACCAAATTTAGGACCTAAAACTTGAGACCCATAGACCATACCATCAGCATCGGCATATGCGTCACTCATAGACCCCAAATTAGCTGCATAAGACCCATCTTTATTTCGTTTCAGTGTTCCAAAACCATAACTTTCGTATGCATCTCGGACTTCTTGTATAGGGTGTGGGCTCGTCATCCAGATCATGAAGTTTTCTAAAGAACCTGTCTGATCTATGCCATTTTGGATTGCCGC